ATTCAAGAGTAAACTCAGTTGCACCGATATTTGAGTCTGGTCAAGTTTGGGCACCTGATGAAAAGTTTGCTGAAGAGGTGATTGAAGAATGTGCAGCGTTTCCGTATGGCGACCACGATGACTTGGTGGATAGTACTACTCAAGCTGTTATGAGATTCAGACAAGGCGGGTTTATTGATCATCCAGAAGACTATGAAGATGAACCTATTATACAAACTGAAAAAACATATTATTAATGGTTAAAACAAAACTCACTAAAACTATACCCCCAAAATCAGGGCCTAATCCACAGGGCTTGAAAATCAAACCAAAAAAGTCTAAAGTAGTAAGATTGGAGAAAATAAATGGCCGAAATCGACAAATCGTTACCTAACGTAAAATCAACTATTGAAGTTCCTGGAGAACAAGAAGTTCAAGCATCTGTTGAAGAAGATATTTTAAAAGAACAAGAAGAAGGCTCACCAGTAGAAGTTATTGAAACTGAAGAAGGTGGAGCTGAGATTTCTTTCGAGCCTTCAGCGGTCAACGTAGAGGGTGAACAAGATCACTTTTCAAACTTAGCAGAATTATTAGACGATGATATTTTAGATCCACTTGGATCAAAGTTAACTGCAGACTATACTGATTATAGATCTTCTCGAAAAGATTGGGAAGACACTTACAGAAATGGATTAGACCTTTTAGGTTTTAAATATACAAAACGAACAGAACCGTTTAGAGGTGCATCAGGAGTTACTCACCCTGTACTTGCTGAAGCGGTAACTCAGTTTCAAGCACAAGCGTATAAAGAATTACTGCCCGCGGACGGGCCAGTTCGAACACAGATCTTAGGAGATGAAACTCAACCGAAACAAGATCAAGCGAACCGTGTTAAAGATTTTATGAATTATCAAATAATGGATCAGATGAAAGAATATGAACCAGAGTTTGATCAAATGCTTTTCTATCTTCCCCTCTCAGGATCTACCTTTAAGAAAGTTTATTATGACGATCTTTTAGGTAGAGCTGTTTCTAAGTTCGTTCCCGCTGATGATTTAGTGGTTCCGTATTCAGCTACCTCATTAGATGATGCAGAATCCATTATGCACGTAATTAAAATCTCAGAGAACGATTTAAGAAAACAACAGGTCAATGGATTTTATAAAGACATTGATCTTCAAGAACCTCAAATGAAAACCGATGAGATCACTCAAAAAGAACAAGAGTTAGAAGGTATCAAGCAACAAAAGCAAGATGATATCTATACGTTGTTGGAGTGTCACGTCAATTTAGATTTGGAAGGTTTCGAAGAAGTCGATTCAACAGGTGAACCAACAGGGATTAAACTTCCTTATGTGGTCACTGTTGAAGAGTCGACTCGACAAATTTTATCTATTAGAAGAAACTATAGAGCTGAAGATCCATTAAAGAAAAAAATAAATTATTTTGTTCATTATAAATTTTTACCAGGACTTGGTTTTTATGGTTTTGGTTTAATTCATATGATCGGTGGATTGTCACGTACTGCAACTTCTGCATTAAGACAATTATTGGATGCAGGTACATTATCAAACTTACCTGCTGGATTTAAAACTAGAGGCATTCGAGTACGAGATGATGCACAACCTTTACAACCTGGAGAGTTTAGAGATGTCGATGCACCAGGTGGAAACTTAAGAGATTCATTTTTACCTTTACCGTTTAAAGAACCTAGTGCTGTGTTATTGCAATTATTAGGAGTGGTAGTGAACTCAGGACAACGGTTCGCGGCTATTGCAGATATGCAAGTGGGTGAAGGCAATGATAGAATGGCTGTTGGTACAACGGTTGCTTTACTTGAAAGAGGAAGCAGAGTGATGTCCGCTATTCACAAAAGATTATATGTTGGCTTAAAACAAGAGTTTAAATTATTAGCAGAAGTATTTAAAACGTATTTACCGCCTGAATATCCATACGATGTTCCAGGTGCAACTAGACAAATTAAAGTTCAGGATTTTGATGACCGAGTAGATATTTTACCGGTTGCAGATCCTAATATCTTTTCACAAACTCAACGGATTTCTTTGGCCCAAACACAGCTCCAATTGGCTCAATCAAACCCACAGATACATAACCTGTACCAAGCGTACAGGTCTATGTATCAGGCGATCGGTATTAAAAATGTCAATGCTATTTTACCTCCACCTGCTCCAATGCAACCAATGGATCCAAGTGTAGAACACATTACCGCTTTAGCGGCTAAACCGTTTCAAGCATTTCCAGGTCAAGACCATAGAGCACATATTGATTCTCACTTAAACTTTATGCAAACGAATATGGTTAGAAATAATCCAACAGTAATGGCATCATTACAAAAAAATATTTTAGAACACATTTCTCTAATGGCACAAGAACAAGTGCAAATGGAATTTAGAGATGAGATTCAACAGATACAAGTAATGCAACAACAAGCGCAAAACAATCCGCAGATCGCGCAACAGATGCAAATGATGACTCAACAGATTGAAGCAAGAAAAGCAAAACTGATTGCAGAGTTAACTAAAGACTTTGCGGAAGAAGAAAATAAAATTACTTCACAGTTAGATGGAGATCCATTATTGAAACTTAAATCAAGAGAGATTGATTTAAGAGCAATGGAGAACGAACGTAAAAAAGAATATGATGAAGAACGGATCAATCTAGATAAAATGAAAGCAATGATGAATAAAGATACTCAGGATGAAAAACTTGAGCAGAATGAAGATCTTGCTAAATTAAGAGCTGGAGTATCGTTAGCTAAATCTGGAATTCAACAAATGAACATATTGGATGACTAATGAGTGTAGATAAAAAAATTAGTTATGAAGATCAAAGATTAACTAAAAAACAAAAGAAAAAAATTAAACCTGTTAATCAAGGTGGTGGCCCTAATTATCTCGGTAAACAAGAAACCGTAACTGTTCCTAAAAAATGGTTATCTGATCCAGATCACGTAGTAGCAGAACTTGCTTATATTACACCTAGAGAAAAGAAAATATTATTAGATGCAAATTTGTATGGTTCTTTAAAAGGCAAACCAAATAGAGGCCCTGCAGGTATTCAAAGTCTTCAAGGAGATATGGGTTCTGTGGGTGGTGGTGGAAACACTGGCGGTAATAATGATGGCCCTTCTGCTAGAGAGAGACATATGGGTCTTCAAGGTAAAACTGGTAAAACAGATCCATCAATAGGTGGAGGCGGAGTTGACAGAAGTAAAATAAGTAGACAACAAGAAATAAATCATCAAAAAGCTGTAGCAGCAGCTCAAGCAGCAGCTAGAGAAAAAGCAAGATTGGAAAAAATAAAAGAGGTAGAAAAATTAATTGATAGACCTACCTTTGGTATTACAGGTGCAGCTAAAGTAAATTTATTAAGTCCTAGAAGTATTGCAAGTGGATTACTTACTGCAATAACAGGCTTACCTTTTGGAGTATTAGGACTTATAGATAATATAAAAGGATACTCACCAGAAACAGAAGATACAACAAAAGAAGATAATATTTTAGGTTTTACACCCGATCGTGGTGACAATGGAGGAATAATGAATGTTTTACCAACACAAACAATTCAACCAATTCAAACACAACCTGTAACTACAGAAAGTACAATAAAACCAGTAGTTAGTTCTGCTGATCGACAATCATATTATGAATCTTTATATAATCAGTTAACAGGATCGGGAATACAAGCTCAACCTGCTTCAGATATTGCAACATATAGAACAAATTTAAGGTTTGGATAGTATGAATAAACAGAAAAAAGTTGAAAAAGTTATGAAAGAGTTTAAAAATAGAAAATTAAATATTGGAAAATCCAAAAAGAAGGTGAAGAGTCGAAAACAAGCAATCGCAATTGCGCTTTCTGAGGCGGGATTGTCTAAAAATAGGAGTAAATAATGAAAAAAGACCAATCAAATGAAGTTAATTTTCAAAAGTTTGTGAACAAAGACGGTTTTTCTAAAGGCGGCGTTGAAGTTGAGATGTCAAAACCGACTGAAACACAAA